AAAATTTAGCAGCACTACCTTCTTGACCTGATACTCGTAGATGTGCATCATCAATAGCGAATATTAAATCACGTTTAGTGAAGTGGATATCTGGATCCATATTTTCAGTTGAGTCTGATTCAGGTAGAACTCCTTTTGCCTTAGCATCAGTAACTTTAGTTGTGTTAGCTTCGGTGTGCAAAAGAAAGTCATCATTGTTTAGTCGAGAGCTGAAACCAAAGCCAGGATCAATGACTTGTATTTCTGATATTGCTCCAAATTTATCTGTTTCAACTTTAGCTTTAAAGTTAAAATAAGCATTGGAGACACTTTGGTTGTGTTTTGTGCTACTAATGCCATATATGAAAAATGATGAATCAGGCTTGTAGCCTTTGCCACGACTTTCGATAGATAATCTGTTAACTCCGTATGTTTGATTGTAAATATCAAATGATATTATGGATCCATCTGCACTTTGTGAACCTTTCGAATAACCACTGCCAGAATCATTCATAGTTAACTGAGTACCTCTGCCGGTATAAAAAGTACTCCAGTTGTTACCTGTGATATTATTTGGTATAGATTGTTTTTTATAACTGCTATTTAAAGTTAAGTTTTCCATTGAAATTCGAACGGAAGCAAATCTGTCGGGAGTAGTAAAGTTCCTTAGGGTAGATGGGTCATCGAGTTGCAATACAGTAGTCAGTCCAGTAGCGCGGTAAGCATTGATGTTATTAGAATTACCAATTAATCCAGTAGTAACAGAGCTCAAACCAGGAGAAGGTACGACATTTGTAATATAACTTGTCCAATCATTGTACATACCGTTGCGATCAAGGGGGTTAGTTTGTTGTAGAGATCCCTTGTTAACAATAAAGTTAAAACTTGACGATGCATTGCTCGAGTCAATTTCACATATTATACCATAATCTTGTATGCTTTTAGCTATTGATTGGAAGTCGTCAGGTCCAAAAGTATAAGCTCCAAAAGGCATAGCATTATTGCCGTGCGGAATAATAGGAGTAAAAGTGTTTAGGTCTTGATCGTAAACACATAAATCAGGTACTTTTAATAAATGTAGCTCTTAATAGTGCCATTTGCAGAAACTTCCGCCACACATTCTATGTTCGTGGGACAAATGTTAAAAAATGATTCTCCGTCGTCAATGCGTTTTTTACGTAAGGTATAAATTGTTACTCTTGGATATATTAATGGACAGTAGTATCCTTTAGGGTTGTTAGTATCGGTATCTTGCTTAATGGATCCGTTGTTTAATATTGCTAAAGACTCAAAATTATCTTTTGGTTCAATATTTTGACTAAAGGTGTATGTTGGTAGATATCCTGTTTTAGTGCCGGTTGGTATGTTCGATCCGGATCCTACACCAAATTTAGGAAATCGTCGACCATTAAATGTGACAAAATTTAGGCTTTCGTTGCACTGTGTATTTATTGCGTCAAACAAATCGCTAGCGAAATCAGCACTAGCATTAATCAACTCATGTAAATCAAATGTTTTAGGGTTTCCGGCCGTGAATTTTGTGTTGTGTAGCACGCTATAACCATTAGACCACCGTTCGTTAGAGACTCTTGAATTAATGCGAGAAACTGTTACTCGAGCTAGGCTAATGTATTGCTCGACAGTAATAGTTACAGTAGCGTCAGCACTTCTAGTTACCAACTGAGAATTTTCCAAGACCCACCAACTTTTAGTTGCGAGAGTAATGGTTACTGATTTGCTTAGATTGTCTTGAATTTCTGAACCTCCATCATAATAAATTCTCGCCATTTTATCCCATGTATGATTACTGTATTTTACAGTATTGTCGGTGCGATTGTAATAGTCTGAAGATAATATAGACTCAAAGTTTGATTGACCAAGTTGATCAGTGAAACTTGATAAATCTAAAAACTTTGCTTGAATAGAACGGTCTGTGTTGCTGTTTATTTCTAAAGTCGCTTCGTACGTGCAATCTTCTGATTCAGGCTGAACAGTTACTGTGAAACCGTCGACACCCAATCCATTACCAGCCTTGAATGGATAACCTAAGGTGTTCGAATCACGCTGTAACAAGGATAATTGAAACACATTTTTATTGCTCCCATCTTCAACAGACTCATTTTTTAAATATACAGAACTTAGAGGTTTTTCGAATTGACTGGAAGTGTTATTATTGCTTGTGATTAAGCCGGTTGATGGATTGAGTAGAAAAAGCCCATTAGAAGACACATGGTGTGGGTTATTGCGATCATAAGTATTATTGATTCCGTAATTAATATATTCAGTTTTTGTAGAGTCGTAAAAGTTGATAGCACCAATATTTGCTCCGACAGAATTAGAAGGTAAATCTATATACAACCTTAAGCCTTGAACTGCTGGACCATTAGCTTCTATTTCTGTATCAAGGTCGTTGTAATTAGATCCAGCACTTGAGATCGATAAATTGGCAGACCCTCCTTGAGAAGTTAATGAATTAGTTGCTGCATTGAATTTCAGTGGATCAACCGCAATAGATCCAGCGGAGAAAGATGGCGTTTCTGCATCGTAGGGGTAATTAACTTTCCCATTGTCTCGATCAAAGTCGGAAACTGGACTAGCTAACCCCATAATTGGGCCTTCTGATAAAACTTCCAGTGTTTTATACATGCTAATCGATTCTAATTTTTGGTACGAACCTCTTGATCCCACTTGCATCTCTTGGGCCTGAGATGTCCAGGCATCGCATCGCAAATTAATATCACTCACTTCAACCCCATTAATGCTTGGGCGTTCGATGCATAAATTCTCAGCTGATGTTGGGCGCATGTCTTTATCTATACTGTTGTCATCGCTAAATAATTTTGGTCGAGGCACTTGGTTGCCAACCAAGTTGGTATGATCCCACCATGATATACCTGGCTCAGCAATACCTGTTCCTGTGTTAGGGCCGTATATGACTTGAGCATTCGGCCCTGCTTTGCCACCATCGACAAATTGACTGACTGGTTCGTTTTCTAATTTTGGATTTACAGTTCTGGCTCCATTATTAATTGGAACATTAATGGTACTAAGCCGTTTTGAAATATCGTTGGGATCAAAGGGTTGGAAAGATTCTTCTGTGCCATTTCGTAAATCTACTACATTAGAAGTCTCTGATACACTATAGTCTGCTTCAGATAAATTATTGATCCTTAAAAATTTATTTCCGCGTGGCTTTGTGTCGTAAATGACTCCGTCATCATAGTTATAGTCATAATTTTGTATGCTAGATTGAATAATTTTTGAGCCAACTCTGAGCTGGCCATAAACCACGGGCACTGGAGATCCTTGTTGAGCAGTGTTTTCATTGTTAGAATAAATATATGAATTCGTTGTAATAATTTCATACTCAGGTACCCCGTCATTACCATCATCCTCATTATCTGGAATAAGATCAGCCAACCAACCCAAACCAGCACCAGCAAGAGCTCCCCCAAGCAAGTTTCCAAAACTAAGGCCCATGCCAGCCCCCTGCACGGCGGGCACAATATGGTACAAGTCTCCTTCGAGTGGAATATCGATGCAGTAATTTTCTAAAACATTTTGAGATTGATCGACAAAAACATAATGAATACCGTCAATAGATTGTTGAATGTAAAAACTCCTAAACGATGGAAAATTTGCAGAGAGAGCTGTAATTACCTCGCGCATAGTTGATGCATTCAAGCGAATGTTGGAGCAGAAACGGTCTGCCATATTGCCATGCAAAATAAACTTCTTCATTGATCCTTGTACCTATATAGTTTATACACTTTATTTTGAGCTATAGTATTAAATAGTTCGGTCCTAGGAAACATGCCTATGGGGTGATGACTAAATTGGTTATCGTGATCTATGACGCCTAAGTGATGATATGTTAACTCACTAGTGTCAAACACAACCAAGTCTCCATACTGAAGCTCTTTTAATGGTACCTCATAGAATAAATGATCTATTTCTTTCAAAAGAAAATGATTATAATCTTTTTTAGGTCTACTCCAATTGTATACATATTGATTCAAATTAATATTTAAATTTTCATAATAAAAATCACAAACATAAGAAATACAATCTTGAAAAAAGGGTATAAAAATACGTTCAGTTAAAGGTTGTGGTTTGTAGCTTGTTGGGTAGTATAAGTGTGTTGTTTTGTTTAATGTGGATAAAATAAAAGTGGGTAGTCCTAGGGCATTAGATAATGCTTTGTCGATATTGCTAGGTTCAGCATGATCTGTAAGGTGAGTGTGAAAAAGAGCAATAATATCCCCTGATAAGTAGTGAGTGTAGAAATCTTTATTGGATGCGGTAAACTCGTGTGGGTTTGCGGAGTTTAAATTAGAAAATGTAATAAAATTATAAGAAGAGCGTTGGTCCTGATAAACAAATAAACCAAAGGCTTCTTGGTCTTTATTGGAAAGACCATACCGAAAGGCTTCTTTTATAGGTTTACTGGCCCCAGCTACCAGGAAATCCTCCAAAGGGTAATCCGTTTGTACTTTCTTCATTAGCGAATCTAGATCGACATCCAGCAATGTTTTTAGGACAACTATCCATTACCCATGCAGTTTTGTCAGTTAAGGGGTTTTTTCCTTGGGTACCATCAACAAGACACACAAACACTTTGTCTACATCTTGCGATCCTGGTGTAGCAGGCACAAGAACTCCCTGACCTCGATTGTATGTAGTATCTTTGTTGTAAATATTAACTCCTAAGTTGTCGTAAAAATCAATCGGATTACCTTTGGAGTCAGATATAGGGCCTCCACTATAACCGCAACCAATGCTGTGCCTATAGCGCCATTGACAGGCGTTAAAAATTATTTTGCGTGAAGGAAGGAATGCATTTTCTTTTTCCAAAATAGATGCTAACTCAAACTGAACAATGTCTTGATTTTCGATTATTTTTTTGTTAATAATATATTTTTCCGTGGGAAAGGAGACTTCAGTAGGTGTGCCGAAAGGGTTTAAGTTATTCGGGAAATTGTCTCCATGCAAAAACTTCACAAATGTCCTTGTTCTTTTTAAAGTAAAGCCCACGAAATCTTTAAAGAATTTAGTCTTCAAACTAAAAAATGAGTCATGATTATCAATCGAGAGTGTTGGTCTAGGTAAGCTGGAATCAGTAGAATCAAAACCGTTAGCTTTGATAGGTACATAATAATATTCTTTATCTTTAAAGATAATAGAATTACTTAATCCATTTTCTCCAGAATGAAAATAATAACTAGCATTATAATCCTTCAAAACAAGCTCATAAAAAGTCATGACTGTTGAAGGTTCAAGCTTACCTATTTCTTCTTGAATAGATTCATCCATATTACTGAAGTATTATAAATCTATATTGTAGAACATTCTACAAATTTTGCATTAATGGAATGATTGTCTCGATATATAAAAGTGTGTTGCCATGAAGGGCAATAAAAATACGACAACTTATCAGTATAATCGTTTTGTGTGTGAAATGCGAATTTACGGGAACCTAGGTGACTCTCTAAGAAGAGTAATATACGTTTAGCTTCTAAATCTGATCGAGCATCAAACTGCAAATCGAGAGTATTTAAATCTTCATTGAGGCCGTATTTGCCATATTTAATATAATAATCAGTGACTGTGCTCTGTCTATATTTTGGGGCATGTGGTATAGCGATAGATTTTGTTGGGCGAAAATCAAACATACGCACAGATAAATTTCCGTCCGATGTTATGGGCGCATAAGGGTAGTAAAAACAATCATTAGGGTTATCGATATAAATAGAATGTCTCCGTGGTGTTTGGTTTGAAGAAATGGATTGATTGTCAAAGTTGGATTCACTATCAAAAGATAGCGCAGAGTTTCCGTCATTGCTCACTATAAAGTCATGAGTTAATTGACCCACAAGATAGTCTCCCGATTGATATACAAAAGAACCCTCAGGCAATGATACGTTATTATCGCTTACCGTACCATTCCCGTTATCAATATCTATTTTCGCATCAATTAAACTATTATGATCAATATCAGATTCAACGCTATTTAATATACTTGGCGCAACTGCTTGTAAGCTAACATTCACATCATTACAATTATAATGTGTTTTAATATGATTAAATGAAAGACATATAAATTTATTATTTTTATATGGAATAAAAGGATGATAATCAAAAGAATCTATACGTTTATTATCAAAGTATCCATCTTGATTATAGTTTTGTGTTTTATATTCTAGCTTGCTATCAAGAAAAGATACCACATCAGCAGTTTCTCTATCTGTAAGTTCGGTAAAATTTAAAGATAGATTCATTTTTAAAGAGTTGATACCCTTTGCTGCGATCTGTTTATGATTATCGCCGAAAGTTAAAGAATGATTAATAGATTCAAAAGAAGCAGAAGCTCCAAAGGCAGGTAAATTATTAAATGTATCAGAATTTGTTGAATTTATTTTCATTTATTTTAATTCTTGAGCTATTGCGACAGATCCTTCCAGATAACCATCGGATCCTACGTTCAGTGATTGAGAGGTGATAACGCCGCTACATTGAAAGGCTTGAATTAATCCGTTCGAGTTATCTGTAGCACCGTTATAATTTAGATCTTTAACTGAGACATTTATATTGCAACG